TTCAAAACTGTAACCATTTTTTCCAGACTCAACCTTGAACGAAGAGTAATCACCCTCTGGAAAATTAATAACAGGATATTGTGGTCTATTAAGAATATGTCCTAAAATACCGATATGAGCAAAACCAAATAATGCTCCCACTGTCAATGTCGCCCACTTTATATTCATGACATCACATCTTGTAGGAATCGTCTGACTTTGCTGGTCCGTTTCCGATTTGGAGTGGTGCTTGCTCAATCCTAATCGTTTGAGCAGGGGCAGTTTGAGCGGCGGCATTGATCAGTTTCTCCAGATCAGATTTGCTCACACCACCACTATTTTGCATCTTCATGGTTCCATCACCAGACTTCTTAGCAGTCTGGACCCCAAAAGTAGCTAAAACCCCAGTAAACACACTGGCTATGAAAGTTGGATCGATCTTCTGTTGAGGAAGGTTAGGAATCGTCACATAGTTGAGTGTGAGGATGCCACCAGACCAAACAAGAATTCCCAAACGAACAAAAGTTGAAAGAATGGCAAGGTGCTCCTCAGAGTCCTCAACCTTTTCTTTCAACTTTCCAAGTGGTCCTTTTTTCTTTTCTTCTTTTACTTCTTCCTTCTTTACTTCTTCGGGCATGGTAAGAGAGGTTAGGCAGCTTTATTTAGCGATAAACCCCTTCTCAATCAACCATTCGCGTGTCATCGGTGTTGGTTCGTAATCAGTCCACATAGTTCCAGCGGCACAAGACTTAAGTGCTGCAGCAGTCATACCCTCAGTATGACCTGCCCAATATGCTTCTTTCTCCCAGGGAATTGCCTCTGGTTGAGACATGTAAGCACTCGCTGCGATTGCCTGATACATCTTTGGAACATCTTCTTGATTCTTAATAATAGCAATGAAGTTATTATTGATGCTACCTGCCATGCAATCTTGAGCAGCGTGCCATCCTTCATGACGCATTACTGAAATCATAGTTCCAGGACGATGCATATGAGCAACATTCAAAAAGAAGTTGTTACTTACGGTATGATAGACACCGCGATGTCCCACAGGGAAATATCGCATATCTCCTAGAAAAACCCTAGCTCCGACCTTATTAAGTGATCGGACGAGAGAGTTAAACTCATCAGCAACAATACTGTAATCAATATCAGCGAGTTCCTCGTGTTTGTTGAGATCAGAAACTGTTTTAAGTTCTTGAACATGATCGGTGCATTCTTGAAGTAACATGCATCCCATTGCATGGTTAGTAAAGAACTCTTCTTCTTTGATTGGATCAGTCGTCCTGTTCTCCGCCTTCAGACTCGGTGCGAGGAAGCAACTGCTCAGTAGGATTGAGGTTAAGGCAACTTTCAAGTTTCCACACATTTTCTTGGTGAACATCACGTAAGTACTCCTGAAAATAAAGTTCAACGTTGGTCGTATCTTGATTACCTTGACTTACCCAATCATGGCAAAACTCATATACTGCTCTACAATTCTCGTCAAGGTGATGTTGTAGAGCACGAAACACAGCAGCTCTCAACTGCATACGTTCGTCAGTAAATCTCCAATCCTCTGTCATTTTTTAATAGAACTCCATCCATTACCAGATTGCCAACCACCAGGTCCTTCCTGGAAGTTTTCAGAACCACCTTGACTTTCGCTAACGGTGTTCCAATTTTGTGTAGCGATCTCATACATCTTTTGATGTATGTCGTCTGGTTCTGCACCAGACTCTTTACGCTTTTTTTCTTCTTCAATTTTCCACTCCATCTCAATTGCCATATAATCCTTTTGCTTTTCAGTAAGATTTGGAGTAGGACCAAACCAAGGATCTTCCTTAAGATAAGCAGGAGCAGGAATACCTGTAAATGGAGGTGAGTCCATCTCAGCACATTCAACTACTTCGTCATCAATGGCACACTCAATTTTTTCTTCTTTTAAAGGAGCAAGAATTTTTTCAACTGTTGCCTGTGCGCCGCGAAGTAATTCCTTAAATTTCATTGTTGCCAGTAATAGTGATAGAAGTTTCCTTTGGGATGACACATCGGATCTTCGGAAGCAACCCGATATCTCAACATAGATTGTCCTTTATAATCGGTTCTACCATTGAGAACCTTTGACCATAATAGTATACTATTTCTACCCTGTACAGAGCTCAACCTCTCTACAAGTTTTGGATTCGGGACAATTGATTTCTTAGTATATATGCCCTCGTACTGACCTGGGGCATAGACCACTTCAGAAACTGTGTTTGGGAACTTATTAGATGATACTCGGTTGAGCACTGATGCAGCAACACAGAATTCATCTGCTGTATTTGGTGCTGCTTCAACTTGAACAACCTTTGCTAGATGCTGATAGTCAAGTGGAGTTAGTGATAATAATAATTCAATGATCATAAGTCAACTTTTTTTCATCAGGGAAGTAAGTTCTGAAAAGATGCGATGCCTCAATATGCTCGCCCTCTGAAGTTAATCGTTTACATTCTTTTAGAATTCTATCTTTGAATTCTTTAGAAGGTCCGTGACTAGTCGTCATGCTTGTCTCCTATGTATTCTAGTGAGATTATGTCATGAGTTAGAGAATTTGGGTCCAACCACTCATAAAATTCACCTTGAATTGCAAAGGCGTCTTCAGTGCTAGTGAAACTATTTGACTCACAGAGAGTATGTATACGATCTATTGCCCAGTCAGTCGTCTTTAGACACGTCTCTTCCAAAGTTACCATAGTCCTTACGCATGTAACGCCCTAGAATGTTGGAATTATAGTACGCGGGCGACCCATCGTCAAGAGCCTCGCTTAAGACATTATTTAAGAATAACTGCTTTGTCTCTTCGTAGTTACAGTTACCCTTCGTATCGTGAAGACTTAAAATTTCTCTATTGAAAATCTCTTTGCCGTATAGTTTGAGATCTTCTTTTAATTCCGGACAAGAACCGTAATACTTTTGCCAATCAGATTCCTGCTTTACTCTCCTTTTTTTACCAGGTGGTTTTCTGAATGACCAGAAGTACTTTCTACCGATGTACCTTTTACCCGATCTTGTATTTGTAATAAGATAGACAAAACCGAAGTTATCGTCAATATCCTCAGATAAAAAAGGTTGTCCCTTAAAGCACCAGGGATTCTCATAGCTCATACTATATTTATAATATTAAGCTATTATTTATCTTTAACCGGGACAAACCTAGTCTATTGACGTTTCAGTTATTTGTCAAGTCTTTAGGAAATCTAAACCTTACCCTTACCTTCAACCTTACCCTTTCCCTTTTTCTGATAAACTTCTACAGGAAAAGTTTCTGTCTTACCACCATAGGTAGCTCTAACTGAACTAGAATACTTGCCCTCTACGATGTCCTGGACGTGCTCAGAGGTCATCTGGAGCATGACGTAATGCGCTTCTTCTACGGTGTCTACGTGCCCCTCAGAGAGGAGGTAGTCTAAAACTACATCGTATGCTTCTTTTTTCATAGTCCTCTTTACGACGGGTTTGACGGTGTTTTGAGGTAGTCTTCCATAATCAGAACCAAGATTTTTCAAAACATTATTTTGATAAGCAGCATAAGATCCTGCTCCAGGAGATGTTTTGGTATCTGCGGTGGGTTTTTTAGGTTCTTCGTCTGGCCTTACAAAAACTCTTTGATTAGGGAAATTTTCAATATTCTTTTTGAGACCAAAGTTTCTAGCAGGTCTTTGGTCAGCCCTGAATTTACCTATAATTGGATTACCTTTGTCATCCAACTCATAACGTTTTTTATCGTACTCCAAATTAGCATCTTGTTGAGATTTACTCAACGTAGAACGAGGACCATATGCACGTTGCTGTGGTGTAAGATTTTTGGGGGTAGGAGCAGGGGTTGATGCTGGTGTTGGTGCTGGTGTTTGATCTTGAGATTTTGGATCGAACGGTTCTACTTTTATAGGTGTTGGAGTTGGATTTTGTGATTGTGGTTGTTGTGCTTGCGATTGAGCCTTAAGTTTCTCTGCATCACGTTTTAATTGTGCTTCACCACGCCTCCTTAACCAACTGTCTTCCCACTGTTGAAAGGTTCTTCCAGTATTTCTTTCAAGGTCTTTAAGAAACTGCTCTTTCTTACCTTCTCTTTCTAGGTCTTCAAGGGAGATGAATGTTGTAGAACCATCTTTATTCCTTCTAGTAAATCCAGGTTTACCGTTTTTTCTTGAATAATCCATGTGTTATAATACCTAGATGATAATTAATTACTTCTATAGTTGTCCAACCAACTATCATCTGGTTCAGTTTTAGTCTTGGGTTTAGGATCCTGCATGAATCCTTGACCAGCACCTTGTACTGCTCCACCAAATCTCTTCATTAAAGATTGTCCAAGTGGTGTCCCTGCAAGTTG